TTCTTTTGTTAAAATTTCCGCAACAACTGAATCTTCATCAACGTTAATTGATTTTAATTTAGCTTTGCCATAATCAAAGTTATGAAATTCTTTATTTTGTAAAGCAAGAATAATTGGTGTATACATTATTCTCGCACCTGCTAGGTACTCTTCTTTCTCTAAAATACCCGTTCTAATATCTGTTGCCATTTTTATTTCCCTTTCATAAATTTAGCAAATCTTTTATTAACTTGCTTTTTTGCCTTTTTTGAAGGTTTAGGCTCATTTTTTGCTTCCGCCTTCTCAACCTTTATTTCAGGCTCTTCCGTTTCAGGTTGTTTTTTAACCTCTTCAACCATAATTAAAAGCCTTCAAGCATGTTAATTTTCACGCAACGCTTATTATAAGCCTTTGGTGTTACGTTTTCAACAACGCCGTTTTCTCTTACTTCTTCAGAAGCAAAAGCACATGCGGTTGCGGTGTTATCGCCTGCAACTGAAGTTATAAGCCCGTCATCTGTAACGTAAACTTGCCCGCCAACAACCGGCACGCAATCTTCAGAAGCTAAAGCCCAAACGCCCAAACCACTTAAAACAACGCTAGCACCAACAACTTCGTTTTGCCCCATTACCCCAAAAGGTGTTTTGCCGTTTTCCATTGGGGCAACTTTTCCTTTGCCTGCATCAAAAACAACTTTACCTTCTTCAATTGGGGCATCTACCAAACGACTTACAACAACATCCGATTTTCCACGCTCATAAGGTGTTCCCAATAATGTAGCCATTTTTTATTCCTTTCGTTTCCATTTGTCACCTAAGGAAAGAAATTTTTGCCTAAAAGCATTTTCTTCCCCACCATTTCCGCTTCCGTTAGCCTTTGAAATTGCATTAGCTCTATTTTTAGCCTTTTGCATTTCTGCCCCAACTTCCACGATTTCCCAAAAACTACCCGACTTTGATTTTTTCGCATCCTCTGTTAATGCTTTATAATCTCTAGCCTTTTGTTTCATAGTTTCGGGCAACCCGTCAACATTTGCCTGCACCTCTACAAAAGCATCAATAATTGCTTTTCTTATTTCGTCCGCCTTTGCAACGGCTGAACCATAAGTTTTTCCGTTTGCGGTTTCAATTATTGATTTTATTGATGAAGGCAAAACATCTTTAAAATCTTCCGCAAATTTAGAAATTGACATATCAAAACGTAAAGCTTTTTCCATTTTTGTTTGCTCTTCGTCTTGGTTGCTCTTTGTTTCTAAATTCTTTTTCGCTTCCTTCAATAAATCTTTTTCTTCTTCGCTTTTATCATCTTTTGGCTCTTCTTTTTTAGAAAAAAATTCATTCATTTTTCCTATTGTTTCCAAAATCTGACTTTCTTGTTCTTCGCTAAATGCCATTTCTTAACCTTCCTTTCATCTCTTTAGCTTCCTTTTCTGTTAAAATCTCCATCCCGCACTTACAACCAAACCTTTCAGAAGGCATATTGCCGTTTTTATCGCCTTTTCCAACGGGGAAGATTTTTCCATATAATAATTGGTGTTCGGGGTCGGGTATGCGTGAAGAAGAGGGCAACCAACGATAAAACAAGCCTTCGTTTTCCTTTTTAATTTGTTGCACTTCATTCCACAACACAAGCCCTTCCAATCTATTTTTTAAAAGGGCTTCGCCATTTATAGCCATACTCTTAAATGCTTTCACCCCTTCTTTTTTTAAATCTTTCATCTTTTTGTTGTAAATGTCAATAACTTTATATATCGTTAAATCAACTTCACGTTTAGAAAGCCCCGTTGCTTTTAATATAGATTGCAATTCTAATTTTTTAAACTCCATATCGCTTGTTAATAACTTCCCTTTAAAAAAGTTAGAAGTAAAAACAAGTTTAATAAATTCTTCGGGTTTAAAAATTTGCCCCATTTATTCTTCCTCAAATATAAAATTAAAGAATTTCTTTTTCTGCTCTTCGTCCATATATAAAGAACTTTCAATATAAGGTATAACCGAAGCATATTGTGTTAATTTTCGCCAATTGTCGCTTCTAAACTCTATTTTCTTATTAAATAGCTTACTAATTACGGGTTTATAAACTGAAATAAAGAAGTCTTTTATTCCCTCTTCGTTGGCGTTTACATCTGCTTCGCCCGTTACCGCCATCCCCGAAGTTAATTCGCCCGCTACAAAAGAAGTTGAAACGCCTAATTCAGAAGCAAGCAAACCATAAATAAGCTTCATTCCTTCCACAATTGGGGCGGTCTGAAGCGGTGTTGTCAAAATATTATCTTGCCCATCGATTGCAACACTCTTCCCATTCTTTAATGCTTCAACAACCGCCTTTGCTACTGCTGAAGGGTCATCGGATGAAGAAGCCCCAATTAACTTTCGCATATCTGCAATTTTATATTGCAAAGCTTTTCCAATTCCTAAATTAACCTTTACGCCCCCCATTATATCGTAAATCAAATCCATATAAACTTTTATAATGTCGGTTAGTGTATATTTTTGAAAGTTCATGTAAACGCCTTTTGAACTTTCCGCCTTTTCTAAATAATCTTTTTTAATCTCTTGGGCTTCGTTAGTATCTGCAACCCTAACAATTCCGCTATCATTAACCAATATTAACTCTTTTTTATGAGTCATCGCATCCGCAACCCTTGAAATAATACCATATTGGGCGTTTCCTAATTCTACGCTATCCCATAAATTTTGGGCTTCTTCATCGGTTAACCCCGTACTTTTTGCATAACAACGCTTTAATATTTTTTGATATAAAACCGCCGTTTTAAAATCTATAAACGCCTTTTTATCAACTTCCAATTTATAAGGATTTGCCAAATCCGTAATTATCGTTCCGCCCGTACCTTGAAAAATATTCTTAAATTTACTAATCATCGCTTATCAATCCCATAAATATCGCAACGCCTGCCAAACTATCGGGGGCATCGTCATGCTCTGCATTATATTCGTAATTTTTTATTTGTTCAATATATTTTTTATTCCCTTGTAGCAACGCACCGCTTCCCGAAGTCATTTCAAATAATTTAATATCGCTAACATAACTTGCAATATTCATTATTCGGGCGTGCTTGTTTGAAGTTGTATTTCTGCCAATTGTCGGGATGCCTAAACTCCGCATTTGCCTAACTGCAAGCTCGCCAATACCATTTGTTTCAATGCATACACGATTAACCTTTAAGGTTGTGAATATCTCGGCGAACTCATCAAGGCAATCGTACCATGCTTTTCTAAACGCCCAACCCGAAACAACCAAATTATTAAAGTTTCTTCCCGCAACTGAAATTGCCGTAAAGTCTTTTCCTTCTCTTGCGGGGTCTATAAACGCAACGTTTTCTTTTGCCGTATAATCCACAATATCAACTTTATAAAACGGCAATGTGTCCGCATCCATTATGTTCATAAAATAGCTTGCTTGTATGCTTTCTTCAGAAACGCCCGCCATTCTTTGAGCTTCCAAATCGCAATCTAATTCGGGTATATCTCCCCAAATCATCAAAAAGGTCGGGATTTTTTCCCTCAACTCTTGGTATAAGTCCGCTTTATGTACGGGTTGCCCAATAATAACGATATTTTTTGTTAATTTATAAAGTTCTTCATAAACTTTTTTTACACGCTTTCTTTCGGCGGGGCTTGTGTCTTCGGGTGTTATCGGGTCTTCCATTATTATTAAATCGGGGTGTCTTCCTCTGAAGCCCCTTGAACGAATAGTTAAACAAATTAAATTTGGCTCTTTTCCTGCTTTATCGGGAAAGCGAAGTTTAAACTTTGCTCTTCCTTTTAATTTGTCGCCCCTATTGATTAAAATATTGCGTATTTCCTCAACAATTTCTTTTCCCCTTTCCTGCTCTTTGGTAACAATAAGAACTTCTAGTTGATGGTTATGCTCTAACGCTTCCGCCGTTCCTAATATTGTGCCGTAATCGGTTTTTCCGTATCCTCTAGCCCCCAAAACCATTCTTGGCGAACTTCCCCCAAAAATAAATTCTTTCATCTCTATTTGTTTTTTAAATGGTTGTGGATAACCTACCGAAGAACAAAAATTGGGATAACTAACAAGCGGTTTATTTCCGCCGAAGCTAAAATTAAAATTAAAATCAAAATTAAAATTAAAGCTCATTTGTTTACTCTATCCCATAAATCAACCGTTATTCTCATAACTTCTTCATTGCTCATTTGTGGCAAGCGGGCTTGTAATTCTTGCAAACACGCCGTAAAACTCATTCTTGCCAATTCTTCGGGCGTTTTGGGGTTTAATTCCTGCTTCTCTTGTAGCTCCCTTATTGCCTTAACTCGCCTTTTTCTTTCTCTTATTGTTTTTCTTTCTTCCTGCTCGGCTTCCATTTCTTGTTTTTGGGCTTCTTCTATTTCTTTGGCTATTTCTTGGCAATATGCGTTAGCGGTCGGCAATGATATGTTTAAAATCTTCGCTATCTCTCTTTGGGTGTTTCCTTTCTTTAACAATTCCTTGCAAAGCCTTTTATTATCTGCCTTTTTGCATCTTCCCTTGTTTAACTTTTTGTTCAAGATTTTAACCCCTAAAATGTTTAAATTTAAAAAACGCCGTTTAATTATATTTAATACTAAAACCATTTAAAAACAAAAATCAAGCATAAAAAAGAAAGGGGCTTGTTTTCCCCTCTCTTCTTCCTTTAGTGTTTTGTCCAATATCTAATTATCTTTTCCATTGTTTCCCCCTTTCTCTTTGTGGTGGAAAGTTCCATCGGGCATCCTTTCCCATATCCTTTTGCGGTTTTTCTCCATTTTCTCAATTATCTTTTTATTTATAAGGGATAAGGCACAACCTCCGCAATAACTCCTTGCTTGTCGTATAAAATAGTCGGCAATGTGGCAATCCCAACGCTTTAAGCCTGCACAAACAATCATTACATCGGCAAACTCTTTTTCTTTTTCCCATGTGGTTACGGCTTCCGCCATTTCCTTCATCTCTTCTTCAAGCTTTATTAACTGCTCTTGAAATTTAGCATCGGGAAAAGTTTTTTCGTGCCATTCTTTTACATCTTCAATTATACTATCAAAAAGGGTTTGTTCGCTCATCCTTTCAATTTCTAAAGCACTTTCAAAAACCACTTCTTCCATATTACCCCAAACATTGTTCTTCATTTACCTTATTCCTTTCTTCAATTTCTGTTATCTCGTTTTTAATTGTGATTAAATCCGCAAAATTTACCGCTATTCTAAAGGCTTCAAATTCGTTGCCCATCTCTATACAATAAACCCTTTCTTCTTCGCTAGGGGCTTTATATATTCGCAAATAGCATCCTTTCTTTTCGTTTCTCATACTCCCAACGCCTTTCTATAAGTTTCAATTACAAAATCTTTCTCATCTCGGTCAACTTGTGATAATTGGCGAAGCTTTATTATTTCACGCATTATTTTAACATCAAATCCAACCGCCTTTGCTTCTGCAAACACCGAAGCAATATCATCTTGAAGGTCTTTTTTCTGCTCTTGCAAGCGTTCCACCTTTTCAATAAGGCTTTCTAATCTTCGGGCATCAACTCCGCCAACGTATCCGTTTTTTTCGTCATCCTCTTTTGTTATAAATGTTGTTTGATTTTCCATTTTAAAATCCTTTCTAAACTAATTTATATTTTTTAAATCTTACTAATTCGCCGAAGCGGTTTGTTTTCTCCACCCATTCGCCTTCAATTTTATAACCACGTTCCCGCAAATTAAAAATTTTAGCCGAAAGTCTAGTTATGCCGTAATCACAAAAGGCTTCCCAACTCGTGATGCCGTCAAATTGTTTCATGTGCCGAAGCACTCTTTCTTCTTGTGTCATGTTTCCTTCCCTTTCATTAAGTTAATTAAATAAACCTCTTCCAAAAATTGCCTTGCGTCATCTATAAATTTAAAAACATCTTCAAGCTCGCAAGCAATCCCCTCTTCGTATAAATCCGCTTCTTTAGGCTCGTTTATCCAATAAACAAATAAACTCATACCCTCAAACATAATACGGGCTATATACTTATTTTTTTGCCTTTTTGGCGTTATTACATACATTTTGTTGCCTTTCGTATTCTTCCCTCATTTCGGGCGTTGGCTCTATTGGGCAAATAAAGGTTGTTTCGTAATCTTCCTTTCCGTACGATTTCCCTATTGCCCAAATCTCTTTCCCGTTGCAATAACCTTTAAAAATTGTTATCTCCATAAATACCCCCATAAATTAAGAATTAAAAAGAATAAAGCAAAACCACCGCAAAAAATAAAAGTAAACTTTTCTTCCAATGAATAGCGGTTATGTTTCCAATGCTCGCAAAACTCCGCCCATTCTTCTTCAGTAAATTGTTCTTCCTTTACTTCGTGCCATTGTTTATTTATTGCATCTTGTGTAAATCTCTTAAATCTCATTTTAACATCCTTCCAAAAGTTTAATAATCGCATTACATACATTTTCATCATCAATCAAAGAATAAAAGGTTTCGTAATCGGCGTTTTTCATTTCCTCAACTAATTCTTGTTTTGCATCATCATAGGCTAATTCTTCGTTTTGTATTACTTCATCCCTAACATAAACCCAACCTACGCCATTATTAACTTTATCACAATCACGCCCTAAATAATATTTACCAAAACATCCCTCATTCAAATCTAATTCAAGCAAATTATCCCTTCGCTTTATTATCTCACCCCGCAAGGCTTCAACAAATACATTCTTCAAATTTTCCATTTTTCCTTCCTTTCTTATGTTGAAGGGGCGGGGTTTCCGCCCCCCATGTTTTAATACTTCGCCAACATTTCCTTCATAAATTTTGCATCTTTTCCTTCTGCTTCATATTCTTTAATTGTTTCTTCAATTGCCTTTTTCATTTCCGCTTTTTCTTCTTCGCTGATTTTTGGGGCTTCGGGCTTTTTCAATTTTTCGCCTTTCAAATTTTCACCTTTCATGAAAAATGCAACTTCTTGTTCTGTCAAAAATCTTAAATTGTTTTTTTTCAACATTTCAAAATTAACTTGTTTTTCTTCATAAGCAATAAAAAACAAGTCATCTTCTGTTGTATTAACTCCGCCTTTGCAATGTGGAACTAATGCTCCTTTAGTGTTTAACATTCTAACAACACCACCATTGCAATCAATAACATTTCCAATATATTTTTTCATTGTTCAATCCTTTCTAAATATCATTTACAAGGTCATTATACATATAATAAAATAATTGTCAATACTTTTTTATAATTTTTT